ATATAGAAAACTAATTGCTGAAGATGGACATGAGCAATCTGCAAATGTTATGAATCAATTATCTCACATTAAAAGAAATGTAGAGCAGTTAATGGGTCAGGTTAAGCCAGATTCAGAATATCCACAATGGTGGGTAAACAAATTAGTCAAAGCAGCTGACTACCTAGATTCAGCTACTGACTTTTTACAGAATAAAGTTGATCAAGGAAAAGAGCAATGATAGGATTCAAAGATTTTTTAGTAACAAATCCTGGTATGGAAAAAGATGATCATCTTGCATATATGCGTGCAAAAAGAAGAAAATCACAGGACTATGGAAATAATACTGAAGGTGCCAGAGAGAGAATCATAAAAAGATTTGAAAAGATTTCTGGTGTGAGTATGGACACCAGAGCATTTATGGCTAAAAAAGATGCTGAATGGGGAGAAAAAAGAATCAAAGCGATTCGATCTGCAGATGGTGTTGATGCTTTAGCTAAAGTAGATTTAGAAATAGAAAAAGAGAAAAAGAAATTGATCTCACAAGGTAAATACGTGGAGTATTGGAAGAAATGAAAAATTTTAAACAATTAAGAGAAGGCCTTTCAACAAAAAGTCTTTTAAGAAGGGAAAAGGAACTCAACTTAAAGTTGAAAGAGCTTAAGATACGTGCAGCTTTAAAAGCAGAAAGGGACAGTGTTCAAGAGGGAACATGGGCAATTCCAGATTCATATGATAAGCTAGTAAAGCTACAAGGGATATTGAAACAAAAAAATATTGCTAACACTGTTAAGCAAGTGGAAAAATTTCAGAGTCAAATATACAATCTATTTGGTGACGATAGTTTCTTTGATATGTTAGACATCACTAAGGATATGATTAAAGGTGGACCAAATGCTGAAAAATTTAAAACAATTGCCTTAAAGCATAAGCTTGGTAAAGGTATGGATTTAGGTTTATTACTTCAAAGAGAACTTACAAGATGGACAAATGGAGCCATGACTTTCAAAGGAAATAATATTAATACTGTTCCAGGTGACTGGATGGATAAAGAAAGTCAAGATGAAGCCATGAAAAGAGGAAGAGGCAATATTAAATTTAAGAAATCTCAACCAGTTAGATTTGAAGAGACTGAAGAAGAGTAATGAAAAACTTTAGGGAGCTCAGAGAAGCTTGTTGGCCTGGTTATAAACAGGTTGGAACAAAGAAAAAAAATGGTAAGGAAGTACCAAACTGTGTTCCAGAAGAAACAGTAGACGAAGCTCCATATGTAGCTAATGATATGGAAATTGTACGTTCCATATTATCAAAAATTGAGGGTGATTTTAATAAGTTATCCTTAAAGAAACAGTTTGAAAAGGGTTGGCCAAAATTGCAAATGATTGCAAAAGCGGCGGGATATGGGATATCCAAAACAAAACAACCTGAAGGAAAAACGTACAGATACGATTTAAAGAAATGAAATTTTCAGAGTATAATGAAAGATTTGGTAAATTTGAGGGTAAAAGAGTTCCTCTTGAACAACCTATGATTGAACAAGAAGGACCAGAGTTAAACAAACCAAAAAGAAATCCAGATCCAGGAAAAAAATATGTTGTATATGTGAAAGATCCTCAGTCCGGAAATGTTAGAAAGATAACATTTGGGGCACAGAAGGATGAGAAAATAACAGCTAAGATCAATGATCCAGAAGCTGTTAAAAGCTTTAATGCACGACATAAGTGCGATTTAAAGAAGGATAAAATGTCACCTGGATATTGGGCCTGCAGATTGCCAAGATATGCAAAAGAGTTGGGGCTAAAAGGTGGCGGAAATTATTTCTGGTAAAATCGATTTTCCCTTTATGTCAGAGTACACAATAGGGGGAGAAATTAGGGAATTCTTCACTAATAGAGAAGATGAAGAATATGTTTGGCATCGAGATAATGAAGATCGCGAAGTTGAGGTACTTGAAGGAGAGGGTTGGCAAATTCAATTTGATAATTGTTTGCCATATCTACTAACAGAAGGAATGATATTCGATATACCAAAAGGAGAATATCATAGACTAATAAAAGGCTATAATACCTTAAAGTGTAGGATCATAAAAAGAAATGTCAAAGGATAAAGAAGATATGCAAGTTTATACTATTCAATCACAAAGGCTAGATAGAATAGAAGAAAAAATAGACCAGATGAGTGAAGCGATTGTTATGTTAGCAAGAGCAGAAGAGAAAATACATACACTTACTGCTTTTAGTAAACAACAGTCTGAACAAATTCAAAATATTATAAATAGAATAGATCGTTTAGAAGGTATAGTAAATACAAACGCTAATACGATTGGAATTATAAACAAAGTATTTTGGGTTATATTGGTTGGCTTAATTTCAGCCATCACATGGGAAATGGTAATACATTTAGGAAACTAGGAGAAAAAATGAAATTTAATGACGAAATTACCCTTGACATCGCAAAGGTCGTCCAGGATGTGATGGAAGGTAAAGTAAAAAAAGAGGAAGTAAAATATCCTCATAAAATGTATCATCCTGAAAATGGTAAAGAAGTGGAAGTCAAAGATAAGGCTGAACACGAAAAATATGCCGAAAAAGGATATGTACATGAAAAACCAACAAATGAGGGTCCAGAAGAACCAAGAGCTAAAGGCGAAAAGGACTTCAAAGACAAGCATATTGTTAAAAAATCTGGCGAAAAAGAAGATGGTTCAGTAGTTAAAGAAACTACTATCACTATTGACGAAGCTAAAAAACCTGGTAGAGGTAAAAGCAAGGCTGATATTGACTGGGTTGGAAACTCTAGTGATGTTAAAAATGCAGAGAAAAAACATAAGGTCAAAATTAAATCTAAAGGTAGAGGAATGGCTGATGTTTCTGGAGAAAAGAAAAACATTATAGCAATGCTTTCAGATCCAGAAATTTATGGAATGGATGATGATGACATCGAAGAATTATTCCCAGAGCTATACGAATCTAAGCAGGTAGAATTACCTGAAGAGGATAAAGAAAACGGCTATATAAATCTTCCAGAAGAAGAACTATCTGATAAGCAAAAAGAATATCAAGCTTTCTTTCAAAAAGCTTTGAAGAAGTTTGATGCAGAATCACCAGCTGATATGGATGATGAAAAGAAAAAAGAATTCTTTAACTACATTGATAAAAACTGGAAAGGATCAAACGAGGAAGACTAATGAAAGACTTTTTTAGATTTAGACAAGAACTTACAGAAGGTAGAGTTACCATGGCTAAATTAAAGCCTGGTATGAAAGTAAGTGTTATCCATAAAGGCCGTTCAGCAAAAAATTACGGTGTTGATGGAGAAGACGTTTACGGTGGAAAGGTTCAGATACTTGGTGTAGGAATTGTCCCATTCGGTAAGAAAGCGGAGAAAAGACACGTAGTTGCAAAAGACTATAAAGATGCTCAAAACAAATACAAAGATATTTGGAAATCAGAAGATTTCATGTATGGTCAATACTGGAATGCTTTAGACAAAATGAGAACATTCTTTGGACTAATTGCAGATAACGACCGAAAATTTAAACCTGGATGGACATGCTGGCTTTGGCAAGTAATCGAAGGGGAAAATAAGGGTCATATAGGCTATTGCTTTATTAGTGGCGATGAAAGATGGGAAGTTACGTTCCTTAACAAATCAACCGAGTTTACATTAGAAACATAAAATTCATCATATATAATATATGATGAAAATATTTGATGAATTGAATGCGAGGAACTTTAAGCTTTTCGCCTCTAATAATTACAATAATCCAGAATGTGAGGATGTTGAAGAGTTTAAGCAAGACTTAAACAGATTTAAATATCTCAAAAGGCTTTTAAGAAGATATGAAACCACAGGTGATCTTCAGGAAAGACTTATACTAAATCATATTATAGTAATATATAATGTTTTTGGTATAGAAGCTGCAAATAGGATGATGTGGTTCAAAATAGAACCAGAGCATTGGTCTTATTTAAAAACATTCTTGGTTTACTTACATTATATCCCAGAGGAAGAAAAGGTTGAAATTCCACTAGATGAAAAAATTGTAGAGGTATTAAGAGAACTTTAATGGGATTATTATCAAGAGCAGCTGATTTCGCATATGCAATCAGATTCCTAAAATTATTAGTTACCCCTTGGAATAAAACCGAGGCATTTAAACTTGGAATAGTAGATGAAAAGGGTAAAACAATCAAAAAGGGTAAAGATCTAAAAACTCCCCAAGAAAAAGCTGCCTATACAATTTTTCACAGATTAGTATTTAATCTTAAAAGAGTTATCCAAAAACTTCCATTCGGTAAAACCCTAGTAGCTTCCTATGCATCAGCATTATTCCTAATTAGAGAAGAAACAGGAATGAGTGATGAACAGATCAAAAAGACCTTAGAGAAATTTCTAGAGCAACCTATTGAAGAAGAAATTACCGAAAATACATGGTTCCAAAGTACGGAAGATAAATTAATGCCTGGAACATATATTTTAATAAACAATATAGTAAGTCCAGAAACAGGAGAAGAAGTTGCATTTGCCAATGAAAAAATCATAGCAGAAGACTTTGTTTATCCTTCTGGGAGTGTTTTTAATATAAATATATACAAGGTGAAACATCCAAAAACAAAACAGGAAATATACATAAGCACAAGAGATATAACAAGATGATCAAAAGAATGTCATTTGAAGATTATAATAGAATGTGGGAAGACGCTGCAGCCAATTCTATAGCTCATGGTGGTGTATCAATGCCAGCAGATGCTATGCCTTTAGATAAAATTAAGAAACATAAGAAAAGAGTACAAAAATCAAGTTATGATGGTAGAACCAAAGAGGGTAAAAAGTTTATAGAACGTATCCTCGCTAGGAGAAACGCACGTGAAGCATCTAAAAAGATTTCTTAGTTGGAAAATATCTATCTTAAAAAGATTCTATTATTGGATTAAATCTTTTTTCACAACAACCTATACCATACATGTATCTTACGATAATCAGTGGGGAAACGCTGATGATAAAGTCTTTGAGCATGTAAGATCAATTCAAAAACAAACATTTAAAGAACTAAAATTCATCACTGAAGATAAAAGACCTATACATATAAAGGCAAACAGTGGATTGAACTATAAAATCGAGGTGGAATAATGCAACAATTTTTTCTAGCAATCATTTTAGTACTAGGTTTAAGTACTTGGTGGTTATATGGTGAAAATCAAACACTCAAGGAAAATAACTTAAAACTTGAGACAGCAGTAGAAGAACAAAAAGAAGCCATAGAGGCAATTAAAGAATCATACGAAAAGCAGGGTGCTGCTTTAAATAATTTATCACAAAAGAATGCTCAGATAGAAGCTGAAATGGCTGGATATCTGGACATCTTTCGTAGACACAATTTAAACATGTTAGCTGAGGCAAAACCTGGATTGATTGAAAAAAGAATCAACGAGGGAACAGTGGCAGTATTTAAGGATATAGAAAATGATAGCAAAGAAATTAGCGATCTTAATAAGTAGTGTTTTATTAATTCAAGGGTGTAGTACTCTTGGACTTTTAAGTGGTACAAAGAAAATCGAAACGGTAAGCAAACCCGTGAAAATCGATATTATACAACCAACACTACCAAGAGAAATTAACTTAACAGAACCAAAATGGTATGTTGTATCAGAAAAAGCAATTGCAAATCCATGCTTAAAAAATGAAGAAGGTAAAAGAGATTGTTCACTCGGTAAAGAGAACGATTGGCCTGAAGGATATACATATCTTGACAGATTTTTAGACGAAATGAAAAAACAGAATGGTGGTAAAGTAGTCTTTGTTGCTACAACTATAGGTGATTATGAAGCCATGTCTGTTAATATGCAAGAGCTTAGAAGATATATACGTGAACTTGGTGAAGTCGTGGTTTATTATCGCGATGTGACCATTGGTGATGAAAAAGGTGTTGGTGCAGCTATAAAGAAAAATGATTAGTATTCTTGTAGCAGTATTCAAAGCAATTATTACAAAGCTGTTAACTACATCAGCTTTATCTTTCCTACATCCTCATCTACTCAAACTTGACAAGTGGTGCGAGGATAAACTTGGAATTGATCTTATTAAACAGGATAAGAAGTTCCATGAAAAATACCCACTTGTATCTGCTCGCCTAGAAGAAGTCGAAAGACGATTAAAAATTAAAAAATAAGGGTTTACAAACCATTTGGTTTGTGATATAATATACATATTATTATGAATGGAATTAATGGAATTAATGTAACAAAAAGGGATGGATCTTCCCAAAATTTTGATTTGGAAAAAGTACATAGAGTACTAGAATGGGCAGTAGAAGATATTAGTGGTGTCTCTATGTCAGAGATAGAGCTCAAAGCTAATATCCAATTATATGATAAGATTAAAGCATATGATATCCATGAGCTTTTAATTAAATCAGCAGCAGAATTAATAACCGATCACACACCTAACTATCAATTTGTAGCCGCAAGGTTAATATCCTATAAACTCAGAAAAGAAGCCTATGGTGAATATGAACCACCACATCTTGCTGAGATTATATCAAAAAATGTGGATTTAGGTGTATATGATTCTGAAATATTATTAAAATATACTAAAGAAGAATTGGATGAACTAAATGATTATATTAAGCACGATAGAGATGATACATTCACATATGCTGGTATGGAACAATTCCGCGGTAAGTATTTAGTTCAAGATCGAAGAACAAAACAAATATATGAGACACCACAAGTTTTGTATATGTTAATTTCAATGACTCTATTCTCAAACTATAAAGAAAATAGAATTAGATATGTAAAGGATTACTATGATGCGACGTCACAATTTTATATCTCGCTTCCAACGCCGATTATGGCGGGAGTCAGAACCCCAACAAGACAATTTTCTAGTTGTGTACTTATTGAGTCTGGGGATAGCTTGGACTCTATCAATGCTACTTCTACTTCTATTGTAAAATACATTTCAAAGAAAGCAGGTATTGGAATAGGAGCAGGATCTATAAGAGCTCTAGGTGCTAAGATTGGAGACGGTTCAGTTGTTCATACAGGATTAATACCATTCCTAAAGTATTTTCAATCTGCTGTGAAGTCGTGCTCGCAAGGAGGTGTTCGCGGAGGAGCGGCCACAGTCTATCTTCCAATCTGGCACTATGAGTTTGAAGACTTAGTAGTTCTTAAGAATAACAAAGGCACAGAGGAGACGAGAGTGCGTCATATGGACTATGCTTTCCAGTTTAATAAGTTGATGTATGAAAGACTTTTAACAGGAGGAAACATTACTTTATTTGATCCAAATGATACACCAGGACTATATGAAGCTTTCTTTGCTGATCAAGACAAGTTTAAAGAACTTTATGAGAAGTATGAAAGAGCCCACAGTATTAGAAAGAAAACATTACCAGCAATAGAAGTTTTTTCACAGTTTCTTACAGAAAGAAAAGATACAGGTAGAATATACCTAATGAATGTCGATCACGCAAATGACCATGGTGCATTTGATCCAAAGGTTGCTCCAATACGTATGAGTAATCTTTGTTGTGAAATCGACTTACCAACTAAACCACTGAATAGTTATGATGATGAAGAAGGTGAAATATCATTGTGTACTCTATCAGCAATAAATTGGGGACTTATAAATGAACCATCTGAATTTGAAAAATATTGTGATCTGTCTGTGCGTGCTCTTGATGAGCTACTTGACTATCAAGGGTATCCAATCGAGGCAGCTAGAATCGGAACTTTATCTCGACGACCTCTTGGGGTGGGAATCATCAACCTCGCATATTTCCTAGCAAAAAGAGGACTTAAATATGACGAATCTGCGTATAAAATAGTAGATGAATATGCTGAAGCTTGGTCATATTTTTTAATAAAAAGCTCTGCAGATCTTGCTGTTGAAAAGGGAAAAGCGATAGATAATAATGATACGAAATATTCTAAAGGAATACTTCCTATCGATACTTATAAAGAGGCTATAGATACATTAGTAGCTAGAAGAGAAAGGTTACCGTGGAAAGCTTTGCGTAAGCAACTCAGAGAAACTGGAATCAGAAACTCTACGCTCATGGCATTAATGCCTGCTGAAACAAGCGCTCAAATAAGTAATAGTACGAATGGTATTGAACCGCCAAGAGCATTGGTATCGTACAAACAGAGTAAAGATGGTGTAATGGCACAGGTTGTACCTGGATATCATCATCTAAAAAATAAATACGACTTACTTTGGGATCAAAAATCACCAGAAGGATATCTAGCGATATGTGGAATATTACAGAAATATATCGATCAGGGGATATCAGTAAACACATCTTATAACCCAGAACATTTTGAAGACCATAAGGTCCCAATGTCTGTAATGATTAAAGATTTGGTGACAGCTTATAAGTATGGACTAAAACAATTATATTATTTTAATACCTTTGACGGTGCAGGAGAAATGAAAGAAGAAGATCATCATCCTTATTATACTGGAACTGAACAGGTTCCTCAAGACGATGAAGATTGCGAGTCATGCAAGATATAAAAAAGAATAATCTACGAGAAAAAATAGAACTGCGAATGCAGATATTAGAAATTATGATGCAAAAACAAATGCATCTAATTGATCCTATTACAGTAGATGACTTTTTAGATCGTGTTTGTTATTGTTGGGGGGTTTTAAGTGAAGAAGATAGAGACTATATACAAGGGTGTCAATTTGCACTAAAAGAAAAGGTTGAATGGAAAGTAGATGGGAATACTGAAGAAGAATAAAAAATCACACTTAGAGCGTAATATGTTCTTTGATGAGAGTGTAGACATCGCAAGGTACGATCAAGTCAAATACCCTCAGATAGAAAAGATTACAGACAAACAATTAGGTTTCTTTTGGAGACCAGAAGAAGTTGATGTATCAAAAGATAAAAAGGACTTTCATGAGCTCACATCGCACGAACAACACATCTTTACATCGAACCTCAAACGCCAAATTTTATTGGACTCTGTTCAAGGAAGGGCCCCGAACATTGCTTTCCTTCCTATATGTTCGTTACCTGAAATAGAGAACTGGATAGAAACATGGTCCTTCTTTGAAACAATTCACAGTAGATCATATACACATATTATTAGAAACATTTATGCTGATCCAAGTAAAGTCTTTGATGAACTCTTAGATGTAAAAGAAATACTAGAATGTGGTAATGATATTGCATATTATTACGATGATCTTATTGCAAATAATAACTCAGCAACAAACAAACGTGAACATAAAAGATCGTTATGGATGTGTTTGCTTTCGGCAAATGCTCTAGAGGGAATACGATTTTATGTTTCCTTCGCCTGCAGTTGGGCATTTGCCGAGCTTAAGAAGATGGAAGGTAACGCAAAGATTATTAAATTTATTGCAAGAGATGAGAATACACACCTTGCTGGTACAACGGTTATGATTAAAAATCTTCTCAAGGAAGATCCAGATTTTGTTAAAATTGCAAAGGAAACAGAACAAGAAGCAATTGATCTCTTTACAAAGGTTATTGAACAAGAGAAAGAATGGGCATCATATCTTTTTAGAGATGGATCAATGATTGGTTTAAATGAAACAATTCTAAAACAATATATAGAATGGATAGGATGTAAACGAATGAGAGCAATAGGTTTACCTTGTCCATATACAGTTCCCCAGATGAATCCACTGCCTTGGACGGAAAAGTGGATATCTGGTGGAAGTGTACAGGTCGCTCCACAAGAAACTGAAATAAGTAGTTATGTGGTTGGTGGTGTGAAACAAGATGTATCAGAGGATACATTTAAAGGAATGAGTCTGTGAGCAAAAAAGTTTTACAGGCCGTTAATCTATCACCACCAGTTGATGAATCATTTTTTGATAAATTAGAGAACGTTCATCCTATGAGACAAATAGTATGGGCAGCAATTATCCAAGTAGCAGTATTTGGATTTATGTTATTAGCATTTAAATTAATTGGAGTATTAGTATGAATATAGAAATATATGGTAAGGATTTTTGTCCATATTGTGATAAAGCAGTTTCATTAGCAGAAAGTCTTGAAGGATCAAGCTTTGTATATAAGAAATTAGACAAAGACTTCACTAGAGAAGAACTCTTTGAACTATTTCCAGGAGCAAGAACTTTTCCACAAATTAAAATAGACGGTGAAAACATTGGAGGTTATTCCGAATTCTTTTCACTGCACGGAGTAAAATGATACTAGAATGCGAATATTGCTATAATAGGATTATTATTAAGGCTGACGATAGAGAAATGAAGGTGAACTTCTGTCCTCATTGCGGAGAACCTGCAGATGATGATATGGAAGAATTAGATTTTAATGAATGATTGGATATACCAAGGTAGAAAATTTGAACCACCAGAGGAATTTACCCCTGATGTTTGGTATGGTTTTGTATATTGTATAACCAATAGAGCAACAGCAAGGAAATACATTGGAAAGAAATTTTTTTGGGCGTCAAAGACTTTACCTATTACGAAGACTCGAAAGAGACGTAAACGGCTCAAAGTTGAATCAGATTGGCGTACATACTACGGTTCAAATAAACACCTACAACAAGATCTCCAAACTATGGGAGAAGACTTCTTCCATAGAGAGATTATACGTTTATGCAAATCGAAGGGTGAATGCTCATATTTCGAAACAAAAGAACAATTCGATAGGGAAGTCCTATTAACTGAAGATTATTATAATGGTATAATAAATTGCAGGATAGGATCAAATAGTGTAAAAAAGGGGTTTACAAACAAGTAGTTCTGTGGTATAATAATACTCTATTATGGCAAAAATATTAAAGTTTCCATCAAAACAAGAGCTCGAAAAGCGTGAGATGTGGAAACAGTATGAAGAAGAAACAAGAACACTGAATCAATATAGTGATGAATGTATAGCAGCTTCTCATTTCCTATTAGAGGTCTTGGAAGAGTTTATCAATACAGGTGAAGCATCACCAGACTTTATGGATATGAATTTCAGAGATGAAACAATCCAGGAAT